ATCACATAAAGAAAGGTGACATAGACCTTGAGGTAATCTTCCTTGCTCTTGATCGTCCAGAAGATGTTAAAAAACTATTGTCCCTCGAACTAACAGGCATCTGGATAAATGAGGCAAGGGAGATTCCTAAAAGTATTATTGATGCTTGTACTATGAGAGTTGGCCGTTTTCCTTCTATGCGTGATGGTGGGCCGAGTTGGACAGGAGTTATTGCAGATACGAACGCACCAGAGGAGGATCATTGGTGGCCTATCATGTCTGGTGAAGTTCCAGTACCAGATCATATTCCTAGAGAGCAAGCTAAGATGTTGGTTAAGCCTGACAATTGGCAGTTCTTCACACAACCATCTGGCATGAAAGAAATATACAATGAAGATGGTGAGGTAGAGAATTACAAAGCAAGTGATTACGCAGAGAATAAAAAGAACATGCTTGGTAATTACTATGAAAACTTAGTACAAGGTAAAACAAAGTCTTGGATTGATGTCTATGTTATGAATAAACTAGGCACGATACAAGACGGAAAGCCAGTATATCCAATGTTTGCTAGTGAAACGCATATTGCTAAAGAGGAAATACCAGTAGCTTCGGGGCTTCCTTTGTATATAGGAATAGACTTTGGCCTTACTCCTGCGGCTGTTATAGGTCAAAAGGTTAGAAACAGGTGGCTAATTCAATCTGAGGTAGTTGCTTTTGATATGGGCATCGTTAGATTTGCAGAGGTGTTAAGAAATGAAATCGCTACTCGTTTTTCTCAAGCTTCCGATGTCTATATATATGGTGATCCTGCGGGGGATTTTAGGGCGCAGACGGACGAATCTACCCCTTTTCACATACTTAGAGGTGCTGGCCTACGCGCATTTCCCGCCCCGAGCAATTCTGTGGATCTTCGCTTGGAGTCAGTGGCGCAGCAACTTAACAAGATGGTTGAAGGTAAACCTGCGTTTTTGATGGACAGAAGATGCCAACAGCTTATTAAGGGTTTTGAAGGTGGCTATTCTTACAAACGTATGGAAGTAAGTGGTGAGCGATACGCAGATAAACCTGATAAAAATATGTACTCTCATATACATGATGCACTACAATATTTGTTATTAGGCGCAGGAGAAGGACGTGCTTTGATGTCAAATCAGAAACCTGCACAAGTAGTGCAAGCTAAAAAAGACTATGATGTTTTTAAAAGAAAACCTAAAAGTGCGGCACACAAACCTAGTGTTTGGTCACTTGTGCGTTGAAATTTGTTTTGAATTGTGTTTACCAATAGGTAACAAGGAGTTTTGTTATGTGTACCCCAAAAGCAAAAGCTAAGAAAACAGGAACAAGCACAAAATATAAAGGTAGTAAAATTCGTGTTGATATACCCAAAGGTGGGCGTGGTTCTTATGAAACAATGCGTATGAAAGCAAATTCAGACCTTGATAATTTAAAGATGGATATTGGGGCTAAAGAAAGAAACACAGCGTATTATCGAGATCTTGCTAAACGTAGTGAAAAAAGTAAAAAAGCCCTTGCTGATATGAAGGCACGTAGAAAAAAGAAAAACGATAAGAAAACTACAACTACTACTGATACTACTACTGACACTACTACTGACACTACTACTGACACGACTACAGATACCACTACTGATACTAGAGTTATAGGTGATAATGTTGGTGATACATCTGTTACCCCAGAAAGTATTTATACCCAAGATCCAGATGATGCTATGAGAGCACAAGAGCTTTTGGCTCAAGATGAATTAAGGCGACAAAGAATAAAAAGGGCTAGAGCAAAACAATCTTTGCTAAGAAGAAGAATAGAAAGAGATAGAGAGGTCGGATCTGGAAGAAGAGTTTTGTCTGGATCTGAAAGAGAATTAAATGTGCAGACTAGACAAGCAGGAACAGGTCGTAGAGGCGGCACTGGCAGAAGATCTTTAATTACTGGTTCTACTGGTGGAATCGGCTACTACAGTAGGTTTTTATAATGCATGATCCAAAACAGAAGTTAGAACGATATGAAAAAGCTAAAGCACACAGGCAAAACTTTGTTGACCTTTTTGAAGAATGTTATGAGTATGCTCTACCGCAGCGTGAGTCTTTTTATTATGAAACTGCGGGTCAGCGTAGAGATGATAAGATCTTTGATGAAACGGCAGTGGTTGGCGTTCAAGAGTTTGCTTCGAGGCTTCAATCGGGATTAGTTCCAAACTTTGCACGTTGGGCAGATTTGATTGCAGGATCTGAAATACCAAAAGAAGAACGTGATTTTGTGGACAATGATCTTGATGAGATTACTGAGTATGTATTTGAAATATTACAGAACTCAAACTTTTCTCAGGAAGTACATGAAGCATTTATGGATCTAGCAGTAGGCACTGGTGTACTATGTGTAGATGAAGGGGATGCAATAAACCCTGTTAGGTTTTCTGCGATACCATTGCCGCATGTGGTTTTAGATACTGGGCCTGATGATAAGATAGATCATGTGTTTAGAGAACGTAAAGGTATACGAAACTCTGAGATAACAATACTTTATCCTGATGCAAAGCTTGATCCGAAAGTGCAGCAAAGAGCGCAGAGAGACCCAGAAGGTAAGTGTACTTTACTAGAAGTTCTTTGCAAAGATTACAGTAAGAAGAATGAAGAAGCCTATCTTCTTTATGTAATAGATATGTCTACTAAGACTTATGTTAAGGAGCAAAAGTTTAAAGGTGTGGGTTCTAATCCATATGTTTGCTTTAGGTGGTCTAAGTGTGCAGGTGAAGTATACGGCAGAGGCCCATTAATCAATGCTTTATCTGCCATCAAGACTACTAACTTAACTATTCAGCTAATCTTGGAAAATGCACAAATGGCTATCTCTGGCATTTACCAGATGGATGATGATGGCATAATTAACCCAGATACTATCAATTTAGTCCCTGGCACAATAATACCAAAGTCACCTCAATCTGGTGGATTGCAGCCAATCCAATCGGCAGGAAGATTTGATGTTGCTGACATAGTTTTGAGCGATATGCGCTTGAATATAAAACGCGCATTATACAATGATATGCTAGGAAATCCAGACAGAACTCCTGCATCTGCTACAGAAGTTGCTGAACGTATGGCAGATTTGTCACGCAGGATAGGATCAGCATTTGGTAGACTGCAAGCTGAGTTAGTGCAGCCTGTCTTGCAAAGAGTAATTTACATTCTTAAGAAACAGGGGCGTATAGAAATGCCAACTGTTAATGGTCGAGAAGTAAAAATAAGATCCTCGTCACCATTGGCACAGGCGCAATCAAACCAAGATATTACTGCTGTATCTAGATTCCTAGAGCTTGTTAATGCTTACTTTGGTCCTGATACAACCAATGTACTTATTAACTCTGAAGAGACTGCTATTCACTTAGCTAAGAAGTTTGGTGTACCTGATGGGTTGATTCGTGACAGAGAAGAGCGTAGAGAGATAGTTGCAATGATGCAGCAAATGCAACAAATGCAACAACAGGAACAAATAGCAGGACCACCTATTGCCGCAGAATAGTCATATTGGTTTAGACGGAATAGCAAGAAAGAAAACAGAAGAAGATAGAATAAGCCTTAACTTTGGCTCTTTATTTTCTGAACCTACTGGTCAAGAAATTCTTAAATACTTGCGTAGTGTTACTATAGAAATGGTTAGCGGTCCTAATATTTCTACTGATGAGTTGCGTCATTTAGAAGGTCAGCGTTATTTAGTTGGCTTGATAGAGCGTCATATTCAGAGATCACATAAGGTAAAGAATAATGAATGAACAAGTTCAAGAAACAGAAGCAACAACAGAACTACCTCCACAAGAGGAAAGAGATTTTGTAGTAGCAGAAGATCTAGAGACTAAGACAGAGGATCGACCAGAATGGTTGCCTGAGAAATACAAATCTGGTGAGGACTTAGCTAAAGCATATAAGGAGCTTGAGTCTAAGTTAGGCACTAAGGACGAAGATATTCGTGCTGAAGTGCTAAAAGAGATTGAGGCTGAGAGCTTTAAAGATAGACCAGACAGTGCAGGTGAATATCAACTTCCTGATTATATAGATGAAGAAAGTGCTATAGACAGTGATGTTTTGAAGTGGTGGGCGGATCATGCATTTACTTACGGCTTTAGTCAATCTGAGTTTGAGGAAGGAATTGCTAAAGTAATGCAAGCAACTCAGGCGGAAATGATAGATACCGATGCTGAGATAGAAAAACTTGGTGATAATGCTAATGCTAGAATAGAGGCCGCTTCTTTATTTTCTAAACAGTTTTTCTCAGAACAACATATGGATTCCATAGAAAGACTTACCGAAACAGCCGAGGGGCTAGAGACCCTTGAGTTTATTATGGAAAAACTACAGTCTCCTTCTATGGGCAGTGATAGTACTCCATCAGGTAAGATTACCGAGCAGGGCTTAAGAGAAATGATGCAAGACGAAAGGTATTGGCATCCTGCCAGAAGAAATAATGACTTCATACAAGAGGTCAACGATGGCTTCCAAAAGCTTTATAATGGATGAAAAGAAAATAATTCAGAGGGGTAAAGCATATCTTACCCCAATGAAACACTATCATATAAAAGAATTTGAAAGTATTATGCACCCTTCTAACAAGAGAGAAGTTAGAAGCTTTGGTTACGATTCTGTAAATGAAGCTCTTCTTGAGATATTTAATACAACTGAATCATATGTTTGCAGGAATAAAAATGGTAATATAGTTTTCGTAGGCGGCTTATCTTTTTCAGAAGATACTCCACAAATGTTTACTGTATTTGCAAATAGCTTAGAGCATAATGTTGTATTAACCGCAAAGATGTCTAAAGCTTTGCTTAATTTGTTTGATAAACTGCACCCAATAATTACTATGACTATCCTTTCTAAGAATGAACATATGCTAAATTGGGCATGTTGGCTTGGCTTTGAGCCTGTAGAAATGAGCAATGACAGTAGATTTGTTGAATTTGTGCGTTGCAATTCTAAAGAATTTGATGTTAATAGTGAAACATTACGACCCATAGTGCATTGATCGGCCCTTATGGATACCCGAATTGATATGTAAACGTGGACACTCGTAGCAATCAGAAACTCAATTAAGGACTGTAAAATGGCTAATACAATAGACCAAGCCTTTATAAAGCAGTTTGAAACTGAAGTTCACATGGCGTATCAGCGTATGGGTTCTAAGCTACGGAATACTATTCGTTCTACAAATGTGTCAGGGTCAACTGCACGATTCCAGAAAATAGGCACTGGATCAGCAACAACTAAATCACGCAATGGTAATGTAACTCCAATGGATCTTGCACATACCAATGTCGAAGTATCAATGAGCGACTATTACGCTGCTGAATATATCGACAAGCTTGATGAGTTGAAAACAAATATCAACGAGCGACAAGCTGTAGCACAATCTGCTGCTGCTGCTCTTGGTAGAAAAACAGATGAGCTTATCATCGCTGCTATGGATGCAGGTGCTAACTCTACTCAAATACATGATACTGGTTCTGCTCTTGCTAAAGCAGATCTTCTATCATTGTTTGAAACAATGGGTACGGCAGATGTTCCAGAGGACGGACAACGCTATCTTGCGATGTCTCCAGCAGGTTATGCTGATTTGTTTCAAATCAATGAGTTTGCATCATCAGACTTTGTTGGACCGCAAAACCTACCATTCGCAGGTGGCATGACAATGAAAGAGTTCTTGGGCTTCAAGATCTTCTCAACGTCTGCTGTAGCAGGTGGTAAGAACTTTGCTTATCATACAAGTGCTATGGGCATTGGTATTAACTCTGATGTTCAAACTGAAGTAAACTATGTTGCTGAGAAAGTATCTCACTTAGCAACATCAATGATGTCAATGGGATCAGTAGCTATCGACGATAACGGTATCTACGAAGTCCTAGACAATAACTAAGAGGAGGATCTAAAATGGCTTATAGTGCAAGTGGTCTTGCTCGTATCGGTGGCGACTCAAACGGCAGTTTGTGGATGTATACATCTGCGGATGCGATTGCTACTGTAAACACATCAGGTTATTTTAACAGTGCAGCTAATATGCTTGCTGTTCGTGACTTGATTATTGTTTGCGATACAAATGTTCCAACAACTAACTTCTGTACCGTTCTTTCTAATACTGGTTCAGTAGTAGATGTATCGGACGGTACTGCTGTTGCAGAAACCGATGGTGACTAATAGGGTGGGGGCGAAAGCCCCCCTCTTTACATAGAGGTTTGTAATGGCACTCAGTACTCCTGCTAATAGCGCAATTGATATTTGTAGTCGTGCTCTCATCTTAGTTGGTGCAGAGCCTATTACGTCTTTTGATGATGATACTACAGAGGCATTGATTGCAGGTAATATGTATGAAGATATTGCAAGAACTAATCTTACATCTACTAGGTGGAGATTCTCAACTAACCAAGCTGTATTAAATAGATTGTCTGACGCTCCTACTGGGAGATTTGATGCAGCGTACCAATTACCTGATTATTTATTTGTTCACGCTGTAACAATAAGAGATCTTCAAATAGAATATAATATCTATGGTAGTAAGATATTCTGCGATGCTGCCGCTTCTGATGAATTAATATTAGATTATACTTATAGAGCCAGTGAGGTTGATTGGCCTTCTTATTTTTCTGTGTGTGTAGAATATGCAATGGCTGTTGTTTTTGCTACTGCATTAATAAGAGATCCATCACTCGCAGGTTTAATGGAAAACCAGTATACAAGACTTTTAGCAAAAGCTAGATCAACTGATTCGCAACAACAAACAACAAGAAAAGTTACAACATCGAGGTTTATTACGAATAGGCGCAGCTAATGCAAAAAGCAAGAATACCACTTACAAACTTTCAGTATGGTGAAATAAGTCCGTCTTTAGTTTCAAGGACGGATTCTGCTATTTATAACTCCTCTGCTCAAAGTGTTAAGAATTTTTTTATAAGAACTGAGGGAGGTGTTGCTAAACGTGGTGGTTTTCAAGCCTTGCATGATTTTACTGGCGTTACAGAAAACACTGCAATACGTCAGCAAGTAAGGTTAATACCTTTTATATTCTCAGATGATGAGCAATATGTAGTAGCTTTATCGCATCAGAAGTGTGAGATATTTTTTATCAACCCCACTACTGGTGCATTAAGTTTAGCAACTACGCTTACTCAAGATGTAGATAGTGCAACACTTCAATGGGATCAGGCATATCTTCATGAACTTACATATGCTCAAGGCGGTGACGTTTTATTTCTTTGTCATAATACTTTTATGTGCCAACAATTAGTAAGAACTGGTTTAAATAGTTTTCAAGTAGAACAGTTTACTTTTCAACTTCAAGCAGGAAATGCTAAGACTTATCAACCATATTATCCTTTCCATGCTACTGGTGTTACTTTAAATCCTTCTGCTACTACTGGAACTGGTATTACTATTACCTCAAGTGCAGCATATTTTGATACAACTGGTAGTCAGTCTGGAGGTAACTACGCTGATTCTAAGCATGTCGGCCTTACTTTATTATACCATGATGCTGAAATTTTAATTACTTCTGTTCAATCTTCTACACAAGCAACTGGGAATGTAGTTGATGAGTTGTTTGTAGAATTAGATCCAAATGCTGCAAGAACTATTGATGGTTCCACAACAGTAGAAATTACTCATGTAAATCATGGTATGACAGCTAATGATTCTATTACTATAAGAAATGCATCTGCTGTTGGTGGATTAGATGCTGTTCATTTAAATGGTTCTAGAACGATTCAAAAAGTAATTGATGAAAATAGATACACAATTACTGGCGGCAATACTGCAAATACTACTGAAGATGGTGGTGGTAATATACAAATTGTAACTCATGCGCCTACACAAGAATGGATGGAGCAATCATATTCTTCATTGCGAGGTTATCCTGCTGCTGTTGGTTTCCATGAGAATAGGTTGTGGTTTGGTGGTACGCTTGCACAACCTGATACTGTATGGGCTAGTAAGTCTGGGTTGTATTATAACTTTGATATTGGTGAAGCTGCTGATGATGATTCTCTAGAACTTGTAATGAGTATTGGTGAGGTGGCTACCATACGCCATTTTGTTTCTAACAGAGACATACATATTTTTACGGCAGGTTCTGAGTTTTTTATTCCTACATTTGAGAACCAACCAATTACCCCCACAAATGCTAGGGTAAAAAGGCAAACATCTTTTGGCTCTACGTTTGTTAGACCGCAACCTTTCTATGGTGCTACTATCTTTAGTCAGATTGGCGGCAAGATGATACGTCAGTTTGTGTTTGATGATAGTGAGCAAGCTTATAAGGCTGATCCTATTTCATTGCTTTCTTCTCATTTAATAAGCGATCCTGTTCAAATGTGTGTTATTAGCGGTGCTGTAAATACTGCTGAATCATTTGTCTTTGCTCAGAATTTTACTGGTGAGATTGCTGTCTATAATCTCAATCGTATTGAAGGAGTTGCAGGATGGACAAGGTTTGAAACTAATGGGTCATTTCATTCTGTTACTGCCATTGGTAATCGTGTGTTTGCTGTTATTAAAACTGACCTTGGATCAGGAACTAAAAGTTTTGTATTTACTGAACTAAATCAAAACGTAAGTTTAGATCTTGGAAATACATACTCAGGAAGTAATGGTGTCTTCACTGTATCAAACTTTTTTGAGAATGGTGCAAAGGTCGACGTAATAAGTGCTACAGACTACTTAGGTGAATTTACAGTGTCAGGTGGTCAGATTGATGTTTCGTCTGTGGACGCCTCTCTCTCAAGCTGTCAGGTAGGTTTTGGTTTTGATGTAGAGTTAAAGACTAATCCTATAGATGTTAATACTGCAATCGGCCCAGAAACAGGGCAGCCTAGAAGTTTATCTAGAGTAATCTTAGATTTATCAGAGACTCTCTCTGTTTCGGTAAATAATAAGAAGTTAATAATAAGAAAAGTAAACAATGACTTTAGCCAACCAAGGCAAGCGGTCACAGGGAAAAGGGAGTTCTACTTACTGGGATATAATAAAGATCCTCAGATTACAGTAACGCAAACTGCACCTATGTTTATTCAAGTTAATGGTTTAGTCGCGGAGGTATCTTTCTGATGGGTATTAATCCTCTTACTGTTGTTGCTACTGGTCTTAGTCTTTTAGGTACAAAAAAAACCTATGACTATCAAAAAGCAGAAGCTGAAAGAAGAGCAGAGCTTGGTGTATTTGATGCTAGGCAAAAAGTTAATGAACTTTTCTTAGCAAAAGCTCAAGCAATAAGCGAAGGTAATCGTAGATTGGAAGATATGGAAAGGGCTGAGAACCAAAACATTGCTATGTTTAGTGGTAAGCTTGCTGCTTCAGATAGATCTGTTGATGCATACCTTAAAGCAAATAGAGATACTGTTTTTGCAGATATGGAAGATTTAGAAAAGATGTCTAACTTGCAATCTGCTAAATATGCAACGGCTGCTACTCTTGATTATAAATATGGACAAGGCGCTGCATCAGGAATAAGGGCAGAAGCTAATATAAATTTATTAAGTAATCTATCTAGTTTATTAAAAAATATAGACATGACTCCAAAGGATTAAGTTATGCCAATAGTTAGGGAAAAAAGACAAGTAGGCAGTATAGGGCCAATAGGAGTTGTTAGCTCTAGAGGGGGCGATGCCGAAAGATATAGAAGATTAGCTAACGCTACTGATAAGCTAACTCAACTTGCTATTGGTGAAATGGGTAGGCAAGCCCAGATAAGTGCAACTGAAAAAGCACAGCAACTTGATATAGAAAAGATTACTACAATTAATCCTAAAACTGGTAAGCCAGAAGCTTTGGATTGGATTGGTGATAATAGATTTATTGGAAGAACTGGCGCAGAAGCTTATGAAAAAGCTGTTGCTGAAAGATTTCAGTTTTCAATAGAAAATGAAATAAAAACTAAAGCTACTGAAGTTGCCCTTAAATATGAAAATGATCCTGATGCTTTTCAATCATATGAAAGGGAAATGAACACATATCTTGATGGTATGCTAAGAGCTTCAGAAAGAGATGGCAAAGCTACTTCGTATACAAATTATATTGCTGATACTGGTGTTCAATATGTTACAGCAACCAAGCTAAATATGATGCAGCAGCAAAATAGAAGGGAAAGAGCAAAGACTGCAAACGAAGTACTACAGAAAAACGCAGGTAGGTTAGACCTAATTAGACAATATTCAAAAGAAGGGAAAGATGTTTCTGAGCTTATTAATTCTGTTAAGGTTAGCATTGCTGACTTAGAAGAGGGCGCTCTTGTTGATAGGGGTACTATAGATAAGTGGAGACAGATTACTTCTATATCCCATGCTGAAGGTGTTATTGACAGGGAGTTTAACAAAATAGGTAGAGAGAGCGCAGCCAGAATTGCTGACGCAATACAAGTTCAAGACACTACTGATTTAGATGAAGCTGAGTTGGCTATCTATAACGACATTACAAAATACATGATGCAAGATGTGGATGCAGGTAATAATGAAATTGTAAAAACTTTAGACTTTGAGGCTTTGGCAGGTGTTGCTACATATGCAAATCAATCTGCTGCTGTAGAAGAAAATAATTTTCAAAGAGATATGAATGCTACCCGATATTCAAGACAAATAGAAATAGAAAGATTTGTTACTGATAATGTAAATGATGTTGAAGCTGTTATAAATGATTTTGATGAGTTTGACCCACAAACTGCAAGAGAAAATGTTGCAGGGAGATTTACAGCCGATACTGAAATTTTATTAGATAAGTCTAAAGACTTAGATTTATCAGCACCACAATTTTTATCTTATAGAGATACTATAAGAAAAGCATATGCTACTAAACTTATAATAGAATTATATGATGAAATAGAAGGTTCTCCAAATGATAGAGAAAAACTTATAAATAAAATAATTATTGATAGGGATGCAGGTAGTTTAACTGGTAAAGCTAAAGGTATCGCTAATGCTTTAAAAGACATTACTACTATAGAACATAGAGGTATGCTTACTCAAATATCTAGTAAATACTCTAATGTAGATGAAAGAACTTCAGAAAGATTTAGAGCAGATAGAAGTTTATTTGAGCAACAGCTATCTAATGGTTATGTAAAGAATATTTCACAATCATCTAGTTTCGTTACTGCCTCTGAGCTTCTTTCTGAGTTTGAAGGAAAGGTTAGAGATTTTGATTTCCTTAGTGCTACACAAAAATCTGCTTATATAGATAGAGCTAGGGATGCTGCGGCTAGTGTTTATATGGGCAAAGAGGCTACAAAGTTAGGCATGAACTCTGCGGCTATGGCTGCTGCTGCCGCTTATGCTGCAAACCCAAATGACAAAGAAGGCGTCCCTCAAGAAATAATAGACATGGTTGATCGCGCCAAAACTATAGGGTCTGACAGCTTTGCTGTTGAGTCAAGACTTGTTCAAATGACAAGCAGACTTTCTGTAAAAGAATCAAAAGAAAAAGTAAGAAGAGAAAAGGCAGAAATAAATAGATCTTTATACAACGGCTTGCCAGTAAAAGACTCAGCTACAAATAGAGAATATGTAGAAGAGGTAATACTTCAGCAAGCAAACAATGACCCAAACTATTTTAGAAGTGTTGAGATAACAAATAACAGAAATCCTGCTACACAAATTCTTTATAGATCAATAGAGTCTGGTGTTATTCCCGAAAGTATGGCTGAAGATTTAGATAGGATAGCTAACGGAACATCTGATATGAGTGATGAAGAAGCTAGGAATTTGTTAGCTTTTTATTCTCATTTTGCAAACCAACCTCGCGAAAGAGGTTATGCAAATATGTGGCAAAATACTGATTTAAGTAACGATACTCAAGCTAGGCTTGAAGCAATAAGATTAGTAGCTCAATCTGCTAATGCAGACATATCTGTAATATATCAACAACTTAATCAAGCTGATGATGCTGCTGTAGCAAAAAGTCGAAAAGAAAACTTAGGTGGCACTATACAAGAATTTATTCTATCGGAAATACCAGAAGCTGCTAATAATGCTGAAGCCTCTAAGATGCTTACTCCATTAGTTAAATACTTGTATGCTACAGAACAGAAAAAAGGTAAGTTAGCTACGGCTATAAAAGCGTTTTATGAAAAAGCATTTTTGCCAAGTGAGGGTTATATACTTGACTATAATCATTCTACTGGCGATAGATCTAAATTTTCTTTAGATGCTGTTTTCAGAGGAAATGAAGAGTTAAAAACTTATTTTATAAATAAAGTAAATACAGAAATTATTATGGCTACAAGGGAAACAACCGCAGTTGCAAAAACAATTTCTAACTCTGATAGGAAAAACAGAGCATACTTAATGCCTATACCGTCATCATCAGGTATAGTTAATTATATGCTTGTTGAGCAAACGAGTGGTGGAATAAGCTCTGTTACTGATCCAACAAAAGGAATACCATTTCAGTTTAGCACATCAGAGCCAGATGTTGTTAAAAAGGCAGAAGAGCTTTCTGTAAAAGAGTTTAATGAATTGCCAACTAAACAAGAAATATTTGATCTTAGGGCTAGTGTAGAAGAGAGAGCTAATGTTGGTGTAACAGGAACAGGAACTACACCTACTGGTGTTGCACCTGCTGGTTCAGAGTTTCCTTCAATGGGTAATTAAATATGGCTGTTGATTTAAGATATACTATTGCTCCTTTGACAACTTTGCCAGAGGTTGCTGTTGAAGAGTATGAGTATAACCCAACAACATGGGATACGGTAAAAGCCCAACTAGATTATAGTTATGGTGGAATTATTGACTCAATTAGAAATGAGTCAAGGTTTAGGCATCTTGATATGGATTTGGAATACAATCCATTAGAAGATATAGAAGGATATGAAGAGTACTTTGATTCTCTTGTTTTTGCAAAGAACAAAGATCATATGTCTATTCTTAAAAATCAAATAGATGAACGTAATGAATCTAGAGAAGTTTTGGCTCAAGCAAGCTTGATACAAAATCTAGCCGCAGGTATTATTGATCCTGTTAATCTTATTGCTTTACCTTTTGGTGGCCCTACTGTTGGTATTGCTAGGTCTCTAGCTAGAGGTGGTGCAGCCGCAGGTCTTACTCAAGCTGCAATCGAAGTACCGCGATTACTTAGCGACCCTACTGCAACAGGCCCAGAAGCAGGATTAAACATTGCAGCGACTACTGTCTTTGGCAGTATGATCTCTGGCGCAACAAGTATACCATTAACTAAAAGAGCTTTGGCTTTTCAACAGCATGAGCAAACTCACAAAGAGTTTATGGAAGCTTTAGATATATCTGAAGATGTAGGCAATATAACCGCAGATGATCTTGCCAGTAAACTTAACAGAGAAGATAGAAAATATGGTGGCCTTAAACAACAAGAGGTAATGGACTACATTAATGCAGAAGAAAAAACATTATTTGGAATTAATAAAAATATACCTCCTCTTGATGCAGAAATTAAAAAGGCTCAGTTAGATTTAGATAATGCATTAAAAAATGATGTATCTATTGCTGAAAGAATAGGTTTTGAAAGAGAGCTAAAAGCTCTTGAAAAGAAAAGAATTTCTTTTGGTAAAGCTCAACAAGAATCATCAGAAATAATTAATGGACTAAAAAAAGAAAGAAGTATTAGGTCATTTGAAGATGCAAATGTTAAAGGTGTGAATGACCCTCATAGCTTAGATTCTAATTTGTTTATAGATAGTCCATTTTTTAAATTTGTTACTACACCATTTAAGAGAGTTCTTCAGTCTGACATTAGTCAATCCGCTAAGAAATCAATGTTAAAGTTGGCAAATGATAGCGGATTAGCTCTTGCTGTTAATAGATTTGGTAAAATTGTTGGTCCATCTGTGTACCAAAAAGCAAAGTTAATGGAAGCTGAATGGGTACAGACTGATGCTGTATTGAAAAGATTATGGGGTGAAAGTATTGGGGAAGCTCCAAAAGTTAAGTTAGGTATAAACTTTACTGATGTTATTGAGCATGGTTCAAAAATAAAAGGTAAGTTTACTGGCACTGACAAATCTAGAACCTATAATGATTTTCTTAAACAGGCTAATGAAAAAAGAATAAATGGCATAAAGGGTAGTAGTGATTACGAAAAACAATCTATCCAAGCTATGAATGATTTTTACAAAAACTGGGAAGATAGATTAGAGGATATAGGTTTACTTGGATCTTCTGGAAAACTTTCTGACGATATAGATTATCTAAGAAAAAAAATTGATAGGCTTGAATTAAAACAAGCTAAATACAAAAGCAAAAAACTTAAAACTTTTTACAAAAATAAAATTTCTAGATTAAAAGAAGAAATAGAAGAAAAAGAACTTACAATAGAAACTTTAAAAGATTATGATTTAAAACCTGCAAATGAAGATGTTTTTATGCCTAGATATTGGAATATCTCTGCAATCAAAAAAGATAGGGCAAGGTTAGAACAAATTATAGCTAATTGGTATTCACGACATCCATATGTCTATGCAAAAGTAAACGGAAAATATGTTCGTAAAGACTTAGACCCAGATCCAGATAGTATTAATGAAAGAGCTAGGCAGACTGTTGATAATATTCTTGGCATTAAGGATATAGCAGATCCAGAAGTAGTTGCTTATGGTTATGGTAAGTCAAAGCATCTTAGGCATAGAGAGCTAGATATACCTAATAAGCTTGTCTATGATTTTATTGTTCAAGACCCAATGGCTATTATGAGAACCTATGCTCATAAAACAGCAGGTGTTTATCAATTCTATAAAGAATTTGGTAATCGTGGTATTGTAGATGTTCTTGAGGATCTTGAAGAAGATATGCTTATAGAAGGCAAATCTCAAAAAGATATTAATGTTTTTAGAAAAGATTTTAAGGCTATGTACGATAGGATTGTTGGTTCACCAATGAGCGATCCTAGTCGGTGGGATAACAAAATAGTAAATGTTATGAAAGATTTTGCGTATCTAAATTATTTAGGTTCCGCAGGTTTTTCAGCTATTCCTGATTTTTCTAGAATTATTATGGAACATGAGATTGGTGATGTTGTTAAAGGCTTAACTTCTATTTTAGATGAAAATGCTATGAAGCTTACCAAAGCTGATAGGGAAGCGGCAGGAGAAGGTTTAGACCTTATGGTTGGTAGCTCTCACTTGCGTATGACAGAACATATGAGCAACAATCCTATGCAGAATGGCGTATGGGATGTAGCCAGAAATGTATACAGTATTGCAAACTTATTAGGCCCAATGACTGTTATAGCTAAAGAGCTAGACAGTATTGTTAGAGGCCATACTCTAATGAAACTTTCTCTAAAGTTAGCAAACAATGAGTCAATAAGTAATAAAGATGTAACATACTTAGCTAGATATAATATTGATAAAGCTATGGCAAAACGCATAGCAAAAATGCCATATCAAAAATCTGGAAGAGAGCTTTTCTTAGCAAATACTACTGAATGGACAGATGCAGAAGCTACAGAAACATTTAGAAGTGCTCTTTCAAGTGGTATATTAAACACAGTAATGATGGGTACTCCTGCTGATAAACCAATTATTACAGATGGTGTTGTTTATGTGCCTTACAAAATTGCTAGAACATTTGGTTATAGTGAAGATAATATTGTAAAGGGTTATTCAAAAGTTGAGTCTGGATTGCTTGGGCTACCATTTCAGTTTATGAGTTATTCTTTTGCAGCAATGAATAAAGTAACTGGTGCTTATTCTCAAAATCAAATTAAAAATAGAATGTCGGGTGTTCTTGCTGCAATGGGTCTTGGTTATCTTTCTGTTAAAATTAAAACCCCAGATTTTGCTTGGGAAGATATGGATATGTCAGATAGGTTTACTAGGGCATTTGACCAAAGTGGACTTTTAGCTCTTTATTCTGATTTATTGTATACATCTATTTCTACTTCAATGGCACTTGGTCATGGTAATTACATGGAAGGATTAGTGTCTGCTAAGTTTCCCCAAGACCCAGACGCTCTTGCAGCTTTTACTGGTATTATGGGAGCAGGGCCGAGCATAACAACTGATCTTACAATTAACCCTGCCGTTGATTTTCTTAATGGAGATTATGGCGAAGGTGCTAAAGATTTTATGAGAAGTTTGCCTTTTGCTAGGCTTTGGCTATGGAAAGATGAGATGAACTCGTTCTCATTAGGTCTTTCTCGTTCTTTTTAATTGTGCGGATAGAATCGCTTTTTGTGCGTTGCAGCTTTTTTAATTGATTTATATTCTGCACTCAAATGAGGATTTATTATGACGATTAATATTGCAGATAATTCACCGCGTATTTCTTACACAGTAGCGCAAGGCCAAACGCAAACAAGCTTTGCAGTACCATTTGAGTTTTTTGATAATGCAGATCTGAATGTATATGTAGATGGCACACTTAAAACAATTACTTCTCACTACACTGTTTCGGGTGGCGATGGTTCTACTGGTACTGTTTCTATGTCTGTCACAGGTGGCACTGGTGGGTCTACTGTTGTTATTACCCGTGATATTGAATTAGAAAGAACTACTGATTTTCCTGTTTCTGGTGCATTTAACATTGTTGCATTAAATACAGAGTTAGACAGAATAGTTGCTATTGCTGCTGACCTTGAGGATCAGGCTAATCGTGCGTTGCAGCTTACAGATTTTGATGCTGCGGTGTCACTTGTCCTCCCAGAAGTTGACACTCGTAAAGGAAAGACGCTCGCTTTCAATGCATCAAGTGGCGCAGTAGAAGCAGGTCCAAGTATTTCTGACACTCAAACTGTTTCTGCTGCGTCCGCTGACATAGCATTACTTGCTGATATACAAGACGGTACTACAGCAAGTAATGCCATTACTACTGCTGCAAGTAATAATGCTAATATTGCTACAGTTGCAGGAATATCTTCAAATGTAACAACAGTAGCAGGAATTAGTGCAAACGTAACGACAGTAGCAGGTATAGCATCTAATGTTACTACAGTTGCAGGAGATACAACGCATATACAAGCATTAGGTCCAATAAGTTCTAATATAACTACAGTTGCAGGAGCAGTTACTAACGTAAATACAGTAGCTACAAATATTGCTAGTGTTAATTCAGTAGCTACAAACATTGCTAGTGTAGTTGCTGTTGCTTCTGATCTTGCTGAAACTGTATCTGAAATAGAAACTGTTGCTAATGATCTTGCTGAGTCCACTTCTGAGATTGATACTGTTGCTACTAATATTGCTAATGTAAATTCTGTTGGTAATAATATTACTAACGTAAATACAGTAGCTTCTAATAATTCTAATATTAATGCTGTTGCTGCTGACGCTACTGACATTGGAACAGTTGCTTCAAATATATCTAATGTAAATGCAGTTGGTGGTATATCAGCAAATGTAACTACTGTTGCAGGAATCGCATCTAACGTAACCACTGTTGCAGGTATTAGTGCAAATGTTACAACAGTTGCAGGAGCAACTACTAATATTAATACTGTTGCCACAGATATATCTGGAACTAATAATATAGGAACTGTTGCAGGTGCTATTGCTAATGTAAATAATACTGGTGGTTCAATAGCTAACGTAAATATTGTTGCCAATAATTTAACAAGCGTTAATGCTTTTGGTAATCAGTATGTTATATCTGCTAGTGCACCAAGTAGTCCTTCTGATGGCTTGCTCTGGTTTGATACATCTTCAGACACTATGAAAGTTTACAATGGTTCTAGTTTTCAGAACGCAGGGTCAAGTGTAAACGGAACAACTAATAGATCGAATTATGTAGTTGGCTCATCTTCTGGTTCTTACAATGGTTCTACTACTGTATTCCCTGCAACATATGACGCAGGTTTCTTAGATGTATTTTTAAATGGTGTTCGTTTAGACCCTGCTGATTTTACTGCAACAAATGGTACATCTGTTACATTAGGCAGTGCAGCAACTTCTGGTGATACAGTTGGCGTTGTTGGATATGGTACTTTTGTTTTAGCTGACCATTACAGCAAGACTGCTTCAGATGCTCGATATGCACAGTTATCTGGGGCAACCTTCACTGGTGATGTAAGCGGTACGAATGCCACTCTATCTGGTTACTTGCGTGGTCCTGCAAGCTTTACAATCGACCCTGCTACACATGGGGATAATACTGGAACTGTAGTTATTGCAGGTAACTTACAAGTTGATGGAACTACAACTACAATCAACAGCACTACTTTAACTGTAGATGATAAGAATATTGTTGTTGCTTCTGGTGCGGCTGATGCGGCTGCGGCTAACGGTGCAGGGCTTACAGTAGATGGGGCTAGTGCAACCATTCTCTATCAGTCTTCTGGTGACAAATTTCTATTCAACAAACCTATAGGACTAGGCGGTTGGACTATCACAGAAACTGGTGGAAGTTTATATTTCGCAACTGGTGGTGTGAACAAAATGAAACTGGATGCAAGCGGCAACTTAGATGTGGTTGGCTCAGTCAATTCTAATGCAACGATTAGCTAATAGGAGTATCCGAAGATGGCTTTAAAAGTAGGTGGAACAGAAGTAATTACTAATGCTAGACAGCTTAGTAATATTGCTAGTGTAGATGCTACAACGGTGACTGCACTTGGAACGGCTGGCGTTGGTGGAGGTGCTTATGAAGTAATATCAGACGCTGCCTATACTAGTGATACTAGCAGTGTTACATTTACAGTAGCGCCAGACTATATGTATATACTTGAATTTAATGGATTAGATATAACCGCTGGTGGTTCAGAGTTACACCTTACCGCTAGTTCTGACGCTTTTTCTACAACAAGCACTTTTCAATGGGCGGCTGTAAGGCGTAACATCGGTGGTAATAAAGCAAGTCAAAACCATACTGCTGGCACACAAGCTTACGCAAGATTAACTTACGGAAGTGTGACTACCCATGATGATGACTCTGTATTTGGAGTAATGTATTTTACACAAAGAACAGGATATTTTCCAAATCATGTCGGATGGATGAATGAACCTGTTCAAAATGTTGATCCACCAGCTAATTATCCACAGTTTATTAGATCGTTTAGTAAAATAACATCTACAGATAGTATTAACAGATTAAGGTTACTGCCCAATAGTGGACAGTTTCAAGCTTCTAGAATTAGATTATTGAGGAGGTCGTAATATGGCTAATCATTATTTAGATGGTGTATTGCTTAAAGAAACACCTCTTGGATATGTTGAAAAAACAACAGAACAAATTGCAGCCGACAGAAATGCATTAGCGGCTGAACTTAACAGAAATGAACGGGATGCTCTACTCGCAGCATCGGATTGGACACAAGCAAACGACAGCCCATTGGCAAACGATAAGAAAATAGAATGGGCAACGTATAGGACTGCGTTGCGTGACTTGCCGTCTAGCTCTGATTGGCCAAATGTAACCTTTCCAGAGGAGCCAACTTTATGACAAAAGCAAGAGACTTAGCGGACTTAATAAGCACAGGTAATCCTCTCGCTGATGGTGCAATAGCCGTTGCAGAGGTAACTGGTGCAGCCCCACTTGCAAGCCCTACGTTTACAGGAACTTTAGCTGCACCCACTATAAACGCTTCAACGGCTTTACAAATAGGTGGCGTAGCAATAGCATCAACAGCAGCAGAGCTTAATATTCTTGATGGTGTAACGGCAACAGCAACAGAACTAAACCTACTTGATGGCGTGACAGCTTCAACGGCTGAACTAAACATACTTGACGGTGTAACTGCAACAACGGCTGAACTTAATTATTTAGACATTGCAACATTAGGTTTAACAGCAGCATCCAAAGCTGTAACGGCAGACGCAAATGGTGTTGTAAGTTTTGACAATGGCACAATAGAAGAAAGCACAGCGATTACTTCTAGCTCTAATGCTGCAACATTAAATTTGCGTGATGGCAACGTGTTTACACACACACTTTCTGAAAATGTAACCTATACGTTTAGCAACCCTGCCGCCAATGGCAGAGCTTCAGCATTTATCTTGAAGGTAGTGCAAGACAGTAGTGCAAGAACAATTACTTGGCCCAACACTGTTGACTGGGCTGCAGCCACAGCACCCACGATAACAGCTACTAATGCAGGGGTGGATGTGTTTGCGTTTATTACAGTGGATGGCGGTACAAATTACTATGGCTTCACTCTTGGTCAGGCGATGGGATAATAGATGTCAGTATCTAAAATAGTAGCAGCAGCAGCCTCTAGTGCAGGGGGTGCAGGTCTTGATGTAGACGAGGTGTTCAGCACGTTTTTGTATGATGGAAATAATACAGGGCAGAGTATTGTCAACGCAATTGACTTGAGTGGCGAAGGAGGCATGGTTTGGACTAAATCAAGGGCTTATGCTGTTGATCATGCGCTTGTTGACACAGTTAGAGGTAATACAAAGTATCTTCAGTCGCACAATACAAGTGCTGAAGCTAGTTCTTCTGTAGGTATAACAGCTTTTAATAATAATGGTTACACTCTTGGAGCAGATAACACTTGGATATGGAATGTTAGTAATTCTTACGTTAAAGAATATGTCTCTTGGACATTTCGCAAAGCCAAAAAGTTCTTTGATGTTGTTAAATACACTGGAACAGGTGCAGCAAATAGAAGTATAGGCCATTCACTAGGTTCACGTCCGGGCATGATCCTCATTAAAGGTTTAGATACTACCTTTTCATGGAATGTTTTCCATAGAAGTTTACCTATTGAAACAGGAGATTTTCCGTACATATTGCAACTGGATAAAACTGATGCTCAAGTTGGAGGTCAAACGTATTATGAGTCAGGTGTTACCAGTACACATTTTCAGATAATGAGTTACAATGCAGTTAATCAAACTGGTAAAGAGTACGTAGCTTACCTATTCGCACACAACGATGATGACGGTGAGTTCGGCCCTGATGGTAATGCTGATATTATTAAGTGTGGGAGTTATACTGGTAATACCTCTACTAGACCTAGTATTGATCTTGGGTTTGAGCCACAGTTTCTTATGATTAAAAGAACAGATAGTGCTGATAACTGGTATATTCTTGACACTATGAGAGGTATAGTGACGAGTGCAGGTAATGACACTTATTTATATGCTAATACATCTGGTGCTGAAGCTACTGTTTCAGAAGTTTTAAAAGTAACCGCAACTGGATTTGAGTTAGAGGATGACTTTGGTGGATGGAACGCATCTGGCGGCAACTACATCTACATGGCAATTCGCAGAGGCCCACTAGCTGTACCAGATGATGCTACTAAGGTTTTTTCTGTTCTTACAGGCGATGGTAATGGCGATTCCACTACCCCACAATTTGCATCTGGTTTTCCTGTCGATACGGCCTTAATTAGATCAGCAACGGGAACAGCAAACAATAATTTATATTCAAGACTTACTGCAAATAAATACTTGTCAACCAACTCGACTGCAGCCGAAGTAACTGATGCTACAGACTTTAGTTTTGCAGCTAATACAGGTTGGTATTTAGGCAGTACGACTTGGACATCATGGATGTGGAAAAGAGCCAAAGGCTTTTTTGACGTTTTGGCATACTCAGGTAACGGAAGCAATAGAACTATAACTCATAATTTAGGTGCAGTGCCTGAAATGATGTGGATAAAAAGCAGAAGTAATGCTAGTCATTGGCAAGTTTATCATTCAGCATTAGGAAATACTAAATATATAGAGTTAAATAATACCAGCCTAGCGAATACAAACTCTGCACGATGGAATGACACAACACCTACATCTTCAGTGTTTACTTTAGGCACTGATGATTCAGTAAATGATGCTAGTAGAACCTACATAGCCTACCTTTTCGCTTCCATAGAAGGTGTATCTAAGGTAGGAAGCTACACTGGTGATGGGACTACAGATGGGTCAAAGGTTATAAACTGTGGTTTTGCGCCAAGATTTATTTTAATTAAAAAAGCTATTAACGGAACTGGAAATTGGCGTTATTATGACACTCATCGAGGCATTGTTGCAGGTGGTGACGCAGCTTTACTTTTAAATCAAACTGATGCACAAAATTCAAGTGCGGATTCAATAGACCCACATGCAACTGGTTTTACTGTAATTGACGGCAATACAAACTCTAATACTGATGGTTACATCTTCTACGCAATCGCATAATCAAACTCATATGAAAGGATCAATCTAATGGGTGAATATAGAAACAGAACCTCAGGCGAGGTTTTATCGCAAGGCGAGGTAAGAGCAGCCAATCCTAATATGTCACTGCCTAGAGTGTGGACAAGTGGTGTGTGTGATGCTCTTAATGTTGACCCAGTATTGGCATCCCCTGCCGCTACGACAACAGCATATCAAACAAGTGTACGTGATGGTGTAGAGCAAGATGCAAACGGCAACTGGGTTGAGAAGTATGTAGCAAAAGATATGTTTGCTGACACTACAGACGAAGATGGTAAAAAGACTACGAAAGCAGAACATGAGGCTGCGTATCAGGCTACGCTAGATGCTAACACAGCATTAGGTCATAGAGCAACTAGAGACAGCAAGCTTGCAGAGACAGATTGGCATGGCATGTCAGACGTTACAATGTCGAGCGAAATGACAACGTACCGCCAAGCATTGCGTGATTTACCTACTCATAAAAATTGGCCTAACTTGGAAGATGCCAATTGGCCTGTGGCTCCATGATGGAAAGGGCTGCTATCATAATTGCAATTTCTGTGCAGTTTGGTGGTCTTGTTTGGTATGTAAGTACCCTTGATAATAATGTTGACACAAACACTAGAGAGATTGCTCGCCATGAAATTAGTATTGAAAAGCTAGAAGACACAGCGCAGTCACAAGCTTTAATTTCTGCTCGTATTGATGAGAACATAAAGTCTATCCGTGAAACTTTGGAGAAAATGGCGGCTGAGTAATGGACCCAGTTTCTTGTGTTATGATGGCAACTGGTGCTTTCAAAGGACTGAAAGCTGCCATTGGTGCAGGTAAAGATTTCCAAGATATGACAGGACAGCTTGCTAATTGGGGCAAAGCTTTCTCTGACTTTACTAACTTAGAAGAAAGAGAAAAGAATCCTCCGTTTTGGAAGAAAACATTTAAAGGTTCTGATGAAGAAACTGCTTTAGAAATCTTTGCACATAAAAAGAAAATGGAACAAATGAGAAATGAAATCAAAGATCATATCTCTTGGACATACGGACCTAGTGCTTGGAAGGAAGTTTTACAGATAGAAGCACAGATGCGTAAGAAAAGAAAGCAGGAGTTATACAAAAAACAGGAACAAGTAGATGCAGCTATTAACCTTGCTATTGGTTTTGTTATTTTTTTTATTGGCGGTGGTATTTTGTTTTGTTTGTTTTATTTTCTTGGCAAGTATCAGGGTAGATGGTGATGTGGTTTTTAGTTTGGATGCAATTCCTGAATGGAACTTTTACTTATTATCAGATTGGAACTTATGGTTCTGAGAAAACATGCGAGTTGGAAAAGGCGGAAGCCTCTGTTTTAATTACTAATGACAACTCCTCTGTTCATTGTTTATATACTAATAAGTGAGGTTTAATATGGCGCATACTGTAGTAGATGATTGGAAAATAATCCCACGGTTAATGATGTTAGCTGTTACAGTTTTAACTTACCAAGCTGTGCATTGGTATATGTCCTTACCTTCCCCAAGCTTAGAGCAATCTGGATTAGTGTCGGTGTGCATGGGTGCATTAACAGGATGCTTTGGAATTTGGATGGGCAAGGAATCAACAGGAGGAAGTAGAAATGTTACAAGCACTGATCGGACCGATTACTGAACTAGCAGGAGGTTGGCTTAAAGGTAAGGCCGCTTCCCAAGCTGCTTCTGCTAATCTAAAACTTGTAGAGGCTGAAGCCAAAGCAACTATCATGAAGTCTGCCGCTACAAGCGAGGCTGAGTGGGAAAAGCTTATGGCTCAAGGGACTATGAACTCGTGGAAAGATGAGTATCTAGTAATTCTTTTTAGCATACCACTGATACTTGTGTTCACTGGTGAGTGGGGGCGTACAGTCGTTGGAGAGGGGTTTGTAGCACTTGAACAGATGCCAGAGTGGTATCAGTACACATTAGGTGTTATCGTAGCCAGTAGCTTTGCAGTGCGTTCTGCTACCAAGTTTTTTAAAAGGAAGTAAAATGGGATTTGAATTATCAAAAAGAAGTAACAACAAACTAAACACTGTTGATCCTCGTATGCAGTATGTTGTTCGGGAAGCAATCAAGGTAACTAAGATTGACTTTGGAGTAATATGCGGCAAGCGAACTGAGGGAGAACAGCGTAAATTAGTTGAGTCTGGTGCAAGTCAAACAATGAAAAGCAAACACCTTGACGGAATAGCCGTTGACCTCATGGCTTACGTAGGGTCAAGAGCTAGTTGGGAACTTAATCTATATGATGATATTGCTGACGCAATGGCAGAAGCTGCACGTAAGTTTGACATCGGTGTATGTTGGGGCGCTGCATGGGCAACACCATCTGATCCATACCCAATGGATATATCTAAATGGAATGGATCAATGGAAGATGCGATGAACGCATACGTTGATCTGAGAAGATCGCAAGGACGCAGACCATTCATTGATGGGCCACACTTTGAATTGATAATCTAAGTATTATCTGGATCTGTACTCATTGAGTCTATGCCACGTTGTATCATGTCTTTGTTCATGGTGTGGCATACATCTAATAGATCCATGTAAGCCTTAAGAAAGTGCTCCATCTCTTTGTTGCCAATCATCCACCGGTCATGTGGTAAGCCTCTGTGTGCTCTTTCAATAATTTTATTTGCGGTCTTAAAGTACTCAGGTAGTTCCATGTCTCTCATTCCAATGTAATATTCTATGACAATTGGGACAGAGCGGTATACACTTTGCTGCTTCTTTGTAAGCGCGAGCGTACTGCCCCTGATTTACAAACGTGCTTACCTCTGCCTCTTTTTTTGAGTCACCTCTATGGTGGAAATCAATCAAAGCAGGATGCTGTATACCACAATGCTGACAACTAAGTGAAGCTTTAAATTCTAACCAAGCATCATGTCTTTTTCTTTTGTTTATTTTATTTGCTGCAATAACTTTTTCTCTATTGCGTCGATACCATTTGCGTCCGTATTCTTTTGCATATTCTTTTCTTTTTTCTAAATCTTTAATCGGCATCGGTTGGTCTTGGCATTGGTTTGATTAACTGCTTTGATAGAATTGGTGTGCGTTGACAATTCATAATTATTTTTTTGCCGTAGGTGTTAAGCAATTCAAAGTATACATCATCTAATATTCCCCTGTTCATAGCAGAGTAACATTGTTCTTCGCTTGGGAAGAGGATGCTTGTTGATAATCTTTCCCCTTCTACCCAGTAAGTAATAACAAGAAATGTCCAGAATAAATTAATCATTGTATTTCCCAAGGTGCTGCTGAAAGTGTAACTGACTTCTTTCTGTATACTGTATCACATTTTGTAATATCGTCCCCATATTTTTTCTTGAATGATACTCCGTGATAGTGTGCAAAGCGTCTAAGCTTATCCTTGTCCATACCAATTTTTCTTGCTGCCGCAGCAATCGTATGGTCTTTACTAAACTTTAATATAAGTTCTTTTACTTCACGCTCATGGCGTACTTTCATTTGTGCATATGTTTCCATTATCTTTCCTTTAAGATTTAAAAAGACCTCCCCGATTAAAGGGAGGCCAGTTGTGTCAACTAGTAGGGAACGGAGAAGAAAACCTACTAAGCGTGACCGCTATTAGAATGGGATCTTATCCTCACCAATTGAAGACTTCCCCTCTTTGTACTGACCCTTGTCCAGTTTATCTGAAACAGAGAAAGACATGTAAGGTTTTTCATCCTTCATTTTTTTCCAAGCTGCAAGTCTTTTATCATCAAAGAGTGGGCCAGTATAATCTGGTGCTCCTTCTTTCATACCTTCATTCTGAAATAATACACCGACCTTCTGGTATATTTCAATGATTTGCTTGCCATCTTTTGTTTCATCCATAACACAGGTAACTTTCATGTCAGTGCCTCCACTATTAATCTTGCCCTGCAAGATAAGTCTTTGTGTCGTGAATGGTGTGAAAGCTGCGCCTGTATCTGTGTTGTCGTATTCTGTCATGCTTCTGACTCCTTTGTTAAGTTAAGTGGGGTGGAAACAGGAACACGCACCACCCCTTTGCGCCACTAGGAGGGAACCAACTTAAACCCCCCTCGTTCCTGCAATCTAGAAATTAATCTCTTGAACATTCCCTCCTGTTCGCGGCTTACTTGGGGAGCCGCTCACCTTTCGGGAAGCATCGTTACCATCATCATCTTCAGTAGGAAGATTAAGAATGGATAGTATACCATAGCGTCTAGCGTAAGTAATAGCACTGCCCAAGCCCTGCATATCTTGTTTGCTTAAGACAACAGGTACTTTGGTCTGCAAAGTAAACCCGCTCTCATGGAATAGTTCAGTAGATACATACGCACCGAACTCATCCTTGCCACAGATATGGCTGAGGAAGAAGCCATTGTTTTGTAGTGGCTCAGTAACAGCTTCGATAACATCTTCTAATGTAGCGTATTGACTCTTGAAGTGAGGATTGCTGCCTTTCTTTTTGATAGGCTGTATTTCATTGCGTACTTTGATTAATAATTTTATGTGGTCTTTCATTGATTTCTCCTTGTTATCCTAAGTGATCCACGTTTGTCTCGTTTCACCGAGATCTGGTCGTTGTATACTTCTCGTTCGTTATCACCGACCATTTGCTTAAGGTCTTTCTTTGCGTTGTCAAAGACCCTATTCTTTTCGTAGTAGTTGACGTATGTAATTGCGGCATAGCAGAACTGGTTGTCTCTGCTTGCGTCTCGCACAACCATGTTGTCAATCGGGATGTGGTTTGTGCTGAGTGTCGGTGTGTCAATACCAATCGGCTCTTCATTGCGTAACACGTAACCCCAGAAGTCTGACACCACTGCCCACATTGAATCGAAATACTCCTTGTCATATGAGACAAATGCTGACTCCCATTTATTGTTCCCAAAAATTACTGACATCCATATGCCTTCTGCACCAGACAGCTTGCAGTATGTTTGCAATTGCGGCATGTAGTATTTAATTACATCATCCATGTTGTTGTAAGCATTAGTATGTTTTGCTTCTACTGGATTTATATGATTATACATTGCGTCAATCGTGCCCTTGACAGGCACAATTCCAATCTCTCTTTCGTAACAAAATTGAAAGCCACCAAGGACACAATCATGTTGCTTTGCAAACCAATCCAAGTTGAACTGTTCAGTATGCACACCAAGCTGCACCGCAATATTGTCAGACAAATTGTCAGGTTCAACACGACCAGTCTTGACTTGCCATAACTCTAGCCAGTTGCCCTGCATAATTTTTACACAGTCAGAGCCACCGATAAAACCCTTACGTTCCATTAATTATCTCCATCATTGTAAGGTCTTGTGTACTGCGTTTGTGCAGTGGGGTCAAGATATTTTTTAAAGTCATCTTCAGTTATATTTGTCATCTCAAGCAACTCTTTCTTGAGTTTACCTTCGAGCCAGTAATGACCAACACCTTCACCATTTTTGATTCGGTTAGCCATTATCTTGTGAGTATCAATACGCCAAGTTGAGGTGCGATATTCAGCAGCAAGACTTGGCGAGGTGCTTGCTCGTTTAACATGTGCATCCCAAGACGGAGCATTACCTGATAGTCTTTTAAACTGAGCCACTATCGTTCCCTTCACCGTTGACAAAAAACTTTACGTGAACAAACCCACCTTGCATTGATGATATTGCAAAGTCATGCGGGCAAGTCTTTAACCAGTCTAAAAGAACTTCAATATTTTTAACTTGAAACTGTATCATTAGCTAACCTCCCAATACAAAGCATAATGCTTGCCTTCTTCGTTAGCTATCATGGCTTTATCAATGACCATGCCACTTTCTTTTAGATCTTTGATACGTGCTGCCAATCGAAAGCAGCCAAACATTTCTAGTGCTTGTATTGCATTGATGCTTTTACCTTTTTTAAGGTAAGCTTTGATCTGTTTGTTTTGTGATTCCATCTTGGTTCTCCATTAATTGTTCAAACATTTCACCAGACATAATGACTAAAGTTTGCGGAGTTCCTCTCCGTCTTTTATAAAAGGCTATGTCTCTACCTTCTAATACTTTGAATGGGCTTGGGAAGTTTGATACATCCCTATACTTTACTTCTCCCACCAATTCTTTTCCTTTGAGTTCGAGCTTGATGTCTCCCGAATACTCTCCTCCCAAGCTGCCTGAGAGTGGTTGTCTTTTCGCTTTGATACCGATTTCCGTAAGCCACTTGACGAACCATTTCTCATGGTAAGTTCCTTTATTTTTGTTTCTATTGACCATGACTCATCCTCATAGCAATGCAAACAAATAAACCAATGCTTCACCATTGTCTGTTCGTGATTGCCTTTTAGTATTGCGACATACCAATATGTTTTGTCTCCACATAATTTGCATACCGCAGCCTTACCTCTTAATTGCTTCGATGTCATATTCTAGTGCCTCTAACCAACACATTAACATAAACCCAGAAGGCATCCGCTTGAACTGCTCCCACTTGTGAACCAAAGATTCAGTGCAACCAATCTTACGCGCTAAGCTTTCTTGGCTTAAGCCCCTTTCGTGCCGAGCGTCTATCAACAACCTGACCAGAGTCTCGTAATTGTTTGGTACGCTTGGCTGCTTCGTCTCTTTTGTGCTGCTCATCTATCGCATCTAAAACAGAACACGCAGTATCGAATCGCATTTCTGTTTGCCCATTGATTGTTCGGTAGTATGTAGAAGTCGGAAGTCCTGCCATCTTAAATGCATGGAATAAATCTATACCCTTAAGCTTTGCTTGATCTCTGACTGTATCTAAGTATGTTTGCATACTGCATATATGGAGCAACATAAAGTAAGATGTCAAGGGTGGTATTGAGGTCGAACCACCCTTAACAATTTTATTATTCTCCTTTCTTTATGTTCTGTCCAGAGCCAATACACTTTGAACACTCGATTTCTTTTACATCAAGAACACCAACGTCTCGACCGAATCCATGAGGTCTTACTACCTCAACTTGAATACGACCTGTTCCATCACATTCGTCACAGAACAGATCATCAAATTCATCTAAAGGTTTCCAGAAAACTTTTCTAAAGATGTCATTCAACATGTGATCCATTGCATCAATATGGGATTTTGTCATTGATTTGCTCCGTTCTATTTTCTTGATAGTTTTCTTCCCAAGCATTTGTTGCTCGAGGTATAAACTTATCTCTATCAAAATCAGGATTGAGTGCTTGCAGTTTATCAGCAAGCTCTTCAATGTGAGTAGGCCAATGCATCATTGGCGCTATTTCATCAGCAATAAATTCAAAGTCTTGTCTAGTCCAACGCGCCATTTGTTTTCTCCTGTTTGGTTGGCATTACAACAATAAGCTTATCATCAAGCCATTGTTTATTTTCTTTTGTGTTGCCTATTTCTTTTAAGCACTTTTCTTTCAAAAGCTTTTCTAATTTATTCATTTTACTTTTCCTTTTCCCATTGTTTATGGAACTCTCTCCAAACTTTTATCTTTGCTTTTCTAATTGCAATGAAGTCAGATAAATAAATATCTTCAATGTTATCCCAAGTATCAAAGAGTGTATTCACAGCATCATATAAATTACGATAAGCTCTTTCTTGATCTTTGTTCATCAGTCCATCCTCGTAATAAAATAATCATTCTCTTCTGGTACTGGCAGTGCAACGATAGCGTATTCGAAAAAGTAAACTGTTCCCACTGGCGTATCGTATGCAGCAAGATAATCCAGATCATCATCCTCTTCGTATTCTGATACAAGTTTCTTGCCGACTAGCTTTGAGCCAAACTTATATAGTTTGCCAAAGCCATACTGCTCCGTCATGTACTCAACCAAATCGCATTGCTTATGTTCATCATCTGATTGATGGCAGAAATCTCTCACCCAATAGGGCAAGAAACCTAATGCCTCAACAATGCGATCCGCAGGTGCATCAGTATCTGGATTAAGCATTAACATTTGATTGCTCCACTTCTTTTGCGTGATCTTGTTCAAGCTGAACCAACTCAGCAAGTTTAAGATTCATTTCAATCCAACTCTTGATAATATCAATTGCAAAAACTTTACTGATTGGAAACGGAATCCGTCGAGTCAATTCCAATTCTCCTTTGTCTTGCAAATTTTCAACAAGCTCTGCGTATTCCCAAGCTAGTCGATTAATTTTCCATAGTTGTTTTGATGTAGCTGATTCCAACATAAACTTCTCCTTTTCTATTGGTATCAAAGTGATAGTAACTGCATAGTTGCAGTAAGTCAAACATTTTTCATTCATGTTTCACAACAAGATTGCAGTAGCGGCTACTGACTAATCACCAAGAGCCGCCCTGCCCCTGCCTCTGCAACATAAAAAAAGGGTCAAGGCCTTTGGCCTCAACCCATGTGATCTACGCTTTCTTCTTAGCTTTGGTTTCAATCACTTCGTTAGCAGGGGTCGCCATACCCAACGCCTCAAGTTGTTGGCGTATATCTTCTGGTATTTCAGATGCCTGTTCTGGTACGTTACCAGTTTTAGGCGACCCATAAGGTAAATACTCGTCCGCATCCTCGGACATCGTGGTGCGATACATCTGCTGTAAGTCCGACATCATTTGCATCAACATGTCGTGCTTGTCGGAAGCTGCCTTGCAGTTAGCTGTCGCACCACGTAGCTCTAGAGTGCTCAACTCGTCGCCCCGATAGGCCGACTGCGCTGAAGCGACATCTCTTTTCTTCATCTCAACGTAGTTCTCTGAACCTTTCTTGCCTTTGGTTAGCCAGTATAGTTTGTCCATCATCGCTTCAGCTATTATCTTTCTTGCGAAAGATAGTTGATCTCTCTGCTCCCACTTGTCCTCGTAAGTATTGTAAACTTCTGCTTCAAGTGTAATTGCTTCGATTAATTTTACTATAGACATTAGTATCTCCTTTTTGAATTATCTATATATCTGATACTCACACATACTTCTGTAAGTATAGGATTAATCTCGCAATCAAAATCTAGGCTTAGTCAAGTACGCAGCCGACTACGTCGGGAATAGTTACGTTACGTCAGCCACGCCTGACGTTGCGTAACTGTTCTGCTTGACTCAGTCTAGATTTGATAGCCCAACTGGAAGTTACTATTGGAAGTCATGTGTGTGTGATTAGATAAATGTTTGTGTGAGGGCGGTAAGCATCAGGCTCCATTCAGGCTACGAAAAGCTAAGAGCAAAAGAGCTTTGGAACAAAGTCTGTGCTCCGTGCTTTTCTCAGCTAGAATGGAGGGCTTACTGCCCAGAGCACAAACATATGGTAGATGAAGGGTGCAACGGAAGAACATCTTCAATGTTCTGCGATACCGCTATGGCGGTACGCACCTTGAATTGTCCCATACCTGTCAACCCATAGAACGCTACGTCACTTTGGTAGTGACGCCACGTAAGATATTGACAAGCTCTCAACAAAACTGGCATCAATGGGGGGAGAGAGGGAGAGGGGGGCAAGCGATGGTAGCAATGGATAATTCACACTAGATGATTGTTTTGATGCTTGCCTCGATATAGTAGATGTAACGCTTGCTTGACTTAGGCTCAATGTAAAGCTTACAGAACATAGAAAGGATGTTGAATGAGTCAATTCACTGAGAGAAAGCTGACTGATAAACAGACTGCTTTAGTAGACACCATCGTAGCAAGTGGGTGTAGTATTACAGAAGCAGCCACGCAAGCTGGGTATGCGAGTGGCGAAAGCGGAAGAGTCACTGCGTCCAAGGCGTTAAAGCTCCCTCATGTGCAGCACTATATGATGCAAAGGATGGGAGAGGAGTTTGGACTCAGTGCTACAGTAGCCGCAGGACAGTTACGCAGACTGGTGACGGGAGCTAAGAGCGAATACGTACAGCTTGAGGCTGCGAAGGATTTACTTGATCGTGCAGGATATAAACCGATAGATCGTTCTCAGGTACAAGTTGCAGGAGATATTAAAGTGTCCATTGATCTGTCATAGAGGGGGTGGGGGTCAAAACTTGCTAGTTGTTACGTGTCAGTAGTCCCTCACTAGCATTTTTCTTCAAAAAGGTTTACAACAACCTTGAAAAATATTTTTTAGTTAGAGAGGTCCGATGTGAAAAAGAAGAGTCAGAGTTTAGTGAACCGTAGTGTGCAACTTAAATTAAGAGATAAGTACATTAATGAGATGCGTGAGATTGAAAAGAAGATTGACCCAGAAATAAAACCTGATAGTTTCTTCAAAAAGCTTTTTGACTTTGTTACTGGCAACGCTGAGATAAGTGGGCCGAGTGATATGACCCCTGAGAAAGAGAAGCTTTTAAAGAGGTGGGGTTTTTTGAATGACAGGATAATGGATTTGCCTGATCCAGATGAAGGAATGTTTCCATGAAAGCTAAAGGGATGAAAGACTTGTAACGTGACCTTTCTTTTAAAGCTATCGCTGCTCTTAGTGATTCTGAGTATTGCGTTACAACCAGAGCCAAACGAGAGGGTAAGGCAAAGGGTAAACAGTTTGTGGCTTAATCGAAGAAGACTGCTAACAAGGTAAGGAGATATAGAAATGCCTAATGTTAATGGAAAGAAGTTTCCCTACACTAAGAAGGGAATAGCTGCGGCTAAGAAAGCGCAGGAAGAAACTAAGAAACCTAAAAGCAAAAGTCTTATGAAAGGAAGTTCGAAGTAATGGCTTTATATTTAACGAGTGGTGAATTGTATGAAGGCGAAACTCACGTTCTAGCAGGAACATCTTATACTGGTAAGACAAGAACCCCTGAGTCACGTCGACTCGTGGAAGGGCCAGAACCAACGAGAGCCAGAAGCTCTAATGGCAGACTCAAAGGTGATGACCCCTCCACGATTGATATAAACGAGGCGTATGAGAAACCCAAGCCCAAAAGGACTTCTAAGAAAAAGTAATGGTTAGACCCACATATGAGACTGAGGCTGACCTAAGTAGAGAAGAGAACATTGCTAGATATGCAGCGCGTAAGTGGGGTTGCGCTATGCGTAAGCAAGATAAGTACAATCAGTTTGATTACCTGATAATAAAGGGAAAGGACGTAAAAGCTTTTGTAGAAATCAGAACAAGGACACACACAAGAGGTACTTACCCGACATGCTTTGTATCAGCTAACAAAGTGCAAGCTGCCTTTTCTATGCGTCTTGCCACTGGCTTACCGTGTATATTCTTAGTCGGATGGAAAGATTGTATCGGGTGGGTATCCCTAACTGAGATGTATAAAATAACAATAGGCGGCAGAACAGATAGGGGAGATCCTGCGGATATTGAGGCCGTAGCAGAAATACCAATAGAGAAGTTTACGATATTCAAATGAGTTTTATAAGTACTATATCTCAACAGGATCTGGCTTTGCTTAGAGGCATAGTTCGTAAAGTCCATCTGGCACATGTCGATGCAAAAGGATTAGCAACCGATGAGCAATGCGATAGGTTGATAGAAAGTATTGCGCCAGAAACTATAGAGAAAATGATTAGGTTTGGCGTAGATAAGGGATTGCGTTGATAAACTTTAAATACAAACCTGATGGTGAAGTCTTAAAGAAGTTTATGAAAGACAACACTTTCTTTCGCGGCATAAGAGGACCAGTAGGATCTGGCAAGTCTGTCGGCTGCTGCATCGAAGTATTTAGAAGATCGCTTGCTCAAGAGAAAAGTCCTGATGGTGTTAGGAAGAGTCGGTGGGCAATAATAAGAAATACAAACCCACAGCTTAGAACAACTACTATTAAGACTTGGCTTGATTGGTTTCCAGAAAATGAATGGGGTAAGTTTACTTGGTCTGTGCCTTATACACATCACATAAAGAAAGGTGACATAGACCTTGAGGTAATCTTCCTTGCTCTTGATCGTCCAGAAGATGTTAAAAAACTAC